CTGGTACACCGGGAATATTATCTACAGAGTCTCCTGTAAGGATTTGAGTCCAGTAAAAAAGATTAGCATCTTCTGGTTTTATTGTATAAATTGAGTTATTACGAGGGTTATAGTGTAAACCCTCAATACAATTAAGATCCTTATCTACAGATACCACAATACGAGGTATATCCCTAGCATCGCATTCATAAGCCCAGATACGTACCATGTCATCAGCTTCACAATAGTCTGAGTAAATACATCCATCATAATCTCTTTCTATATTAGACTTCAGATCAAAGAACCAATCAGGTTTTGCAGATCTTGACTTCTTTCTTGATGCTGATTTTTTATAATCAACATACAAATCATCACGGAAGTTGTCAGGCCCACCAAGGGCCATGACGTAGTCTGTTGAGAAAGTATTTTCTATGATGCCAGTAAATAGCTCATCAAAGTGTTCTCGAGCTTCTTGCTCGTTTTCTTTGTTCCATACACTCATATGTAATAGAACATCACCATCAATAATAGCTAACATACTAGCTCCTTTGTTTGTTCTTTAACGTCAGGTATTTTTTCCTGATAAAGTTCTTCGCTCTAGTTTATTTATATTGCGCATCATTACTTCAGACAAATTAACGCCTGTTCCACTTGCAATAACTGTAATATACCAGAGCACATCACCAAGTTCTTCTACAATATTGTCAAGAGAGTCTGCCTCTATTACTTCTTGCACTTCTTCTCGTAGTCCTTGAAATAAATCTTCATAATACCTATGTTTAGGCTTATAAAAGTCTAAAGCCATTTGTTCATAAAGTTGACAATTCATTGTATACATTACGCACTCCTTCTTGTTACAAATGCTCCTTCGGGGCTGTCGATTGCATAACAGATATCTTTAAGCTGCGACCAAGTCATACATAATACGTCATATTCGTTTTTGTATTCTTGGAATTGACGAATAAAACAAGTCCCATCGTCTCCAATAATAACTTGAACGTCTTCTTGATCGTCTTTTTCACAAATAACTGTTATTACTGCAGCGTCTTTTTCAAACTCTACTGTGAACAACTTTTACATTCCCTTTTAGCATCATCATAACCTTGGTCTACACCATCGTCGTGGCCTCTCCAATAAGCCTCATCTTCGACTTCTTCTTTAGTGTCGTACCATTCTTCTTCCCATTCTTCTAAATGTTTATAAGATTTAAGGTTTTCAACAATTTCTTCTTCAACAGTTTCAATTTCAGATTTTAATTTATAGCTAATATCCCAACCATGAAATTTAATTTGTTCCCACAATTTATCAAAGGAGTTACGAATAATAGTTTCACTAGGTACTGTAGGCATAACAATCTCCTGCCATAATTAAAGGTTTACCGTCTTTAATTGTTAACAAAGCTTCAAAAGCTTCTCTACGAACACTTTCATCTTTTTTGTTAACAAAGCTATCATACTTATAGGGGTTATAGGTAACTTGTTCTACATGATCCACAATAGGCTCTTGATCAAAGTCAAAGAAATATCCACGCACAAAAGCGTGAACATTCTTTTGTTTTGTTTCTAGAACACGTTGACGACCCCCTTGCTGCACAACAAAGGTTGGGTAACGAATTAAAAGTTTTTCAACATGATCAATTACTTTACCTTTGTGCCGTACAGAGAAGATATTCTTATGTAGATTCCAATATACGTCTACTTTCATAGATTTTTCCTGTTTTCTTCACACAAGTCTTCAAACTTTTTAAAAAGTTGTTCAAACTTCCAGTGATAAAGTTGTTTCATACCTATAAGGGCATTCATGGTTTCATCTATAGTTGGCTCTCTTTCGCCATCACCAACTTGTTTATAAACTGTTTCTAAGTCATCACAAACTGCCCAACAGTCCATAATAGCTTCTTCTAGTTCATAAGGTTTCATATTATTCCTCGTTTAGACAAAACTCACAGAAATCCCCTTTTGAGGGATTTCCACATGATACACATTTTTTAAGCTTTATTTGCTTGTTCTCTGACGATTGCACGTTGACGCTCCTCTTTACTCATTGGACGAATTGTTGATGTTAAAACTTTCATTACAATATCTTCATACTCGTGTTCAGGGCCGTAGTAAGGCATTACTTTACCATTAGCTAGTTGAACCCACGCATTAGCAACTTGTTTAGTGAACGTCATAATAGTCATCTCCTATAATACAATCCCCACATGTCATGATGTCAACACCTAACTCTTTAGGTGCTTCTTCAAAACAACGCATGATAATTTTTTTAGCCTTTTCTGCTTGATCTTCACGAACTTCATAAGTAACTTCATCGTGATAGAACAATAAGACCTTGCTATCGATATTTGCTTTAGCTAGCTCTTTATGAATCATATTAACAGTATACTTCATAACAGTAGCTTCAGCGCCTTGAATAAGATAGTTAAGTGCTTTGTGAGCAGACTCAACATAAATAGGTCTAGTGTCTAAACCTGGAATGTAGCCTTGAGTTTCTGCAATACGTTGTACCTTTTGAATCAAAGCTTTTAAAGAAGGAATCGCATCTAGAAACATTCTTTTAACACGATTACCTTCTTTTTCAGATACCCCAAGGATAGTTCCTAGCTTCTTTCCTCCTGCGCCATACAAGAACGCAAAGATAAAAGGTTTAGCCGTAGATCTACTACACCCAAGGATATCTGCATTTTTCTGGTGAATATCACCTTCCAAAACTTCTTTGGTAAATTCTGGATCACGCATAAAATGCGCTAATAACCGTAATTGACAAGCTGCGCTGTCAGCACTAACCAACTTATAACCGTCACGGCTAACAAAAAGTCGCCGAAACTCTGGACCAAGCGTTGCTTTGCCCGAAGGTAAGTTGGCAATGATTTTATGAGTCTGTCGGAAAGTAGGCGTACCAATATTAAAGACATCACCATGTAACCTAGACTCACTATCAATATGGTCAAACCATCCCTCCAATATAGATTTGCGTGAGCGTAAAGTATAGTATTCTGTTAAGGCTTGTCCTATATTTCCCAAGGGTTCCAAAGAAGATTCTGTGAGCTTCGGCGAGACTTTAACGAACTGTCCGTTAACTCGCTTCCAGTTCCAGTCATCTGGTTTCCATCCGATAGAATAAAGATAATCCTTAACCGTATCAGTATTACCAATATCACCAGCAGCAAAATCAACCCGACAATAAGCTCCCATGATTTTACAATCATCAATAGTGCTGCCCATGTCAGGCCCAAACCACTTACTAATGTGGTTAGAGAGCTTTCCTGCTTTCGTGAAAGTTGGTTTCTTTTCTTTCGCATAGCGTTTTCCTGTTGTCGTTTCATGTTCTTTTGTAGTATCAGGATCCACTACGACTGCTTTACCGCCTAGTTTTGGATTAACAATAGCGGTTAAGCTTTCCATTTTGTCGTTAATTGTGTTCTGAAGATTTTTTGCTGACTCAACGTCAAACAACCAACCATTCTCACACTGTTCTACCATAATAGCATCCATGTCCATTTCAGAGCGTAAAGCTTTAAGAACATCTTTAGAGCCTGTAAATTGAATATAATATTTAAGCTCTTTTATAAGATGTTTATAAACTTTAACACCAAGACGAACATCTTGTTGCATATATTTAAACATATCTTCATTAAATTCTTCAAAACCACTTTGATAATCACCTTTGTGATCTCCAAAGAATTTACCCCATAACTCTAACGAATGACCAAAACCAAATCGTCTGTAGTTAAGAGTTTGAGACATAACTTTAGTACACTGTACATTTGCTTTTGGTTTCCAACCAAAGAGTTTATACAAGGCGGGAACATCATAGCCAAACGCATTATGGGCTATAATAGTCTTTGCTTTGTCTAGTAACTCTAAAAATTCTTTGTGTTGATGTGGCCGAAACCAGTATTCAGCACCAGTTTCAACATCAATAGCACCTGCACAATGAAACTTAGAAATTTTAGGAAGCAGGTTATCTGCTTCAATATCAAACACTAGCTTCATTTAGTTTCAATTCCTGTGCTTTTTGCATTAAAATTTCAGCTATTTCTTCAGCATAATCATCTGACAAATAGCCCATTTGAAACATTTCTGCCCAGTGTTCAAGGGCTTTTACTAACTTCATAAGTTTCTCCTAGCTTGTTAGTATAAAATTCTAGCGTTGCTCTAACATTAGATCAACTTCAACTTCTCTGTAGATTTCATAAGCTTCATACGCTTTATAAACAGCTGCACGTATAGACATATCATTATGAAAATTTCTATACATGCGAGCCATTCTAAGAATATACGCTTGTTCAAACTTTTTCAGCATCTAATATTCCTTGTAACTCTGTTACATGGTTTTCTAAATCACTACACATATTGTCTAGCAAATCTGATTCGTACTCATGAGTCTCATGAATATAATGTAAACTTGTTCTAAGCGCTTCTAAAGCCTTTTCTAAGTCTCCTTTTACCTTTTCAAAAGTTTCTTTTCTTTCATTAGCAGCGTCTACTTCATTATAGTATTCAAAAGCTTCAATGTCTGATTTGTTGATCATATCGATTCCTTTTTCATCTGCAACATAAACAGGTATTCCTACCGAGCTAAAAAACTTAACATCTATCATGCAATATTACCATCTACAAAATCAGGCCAACTACTGCTGTAAGCTTCGCTAAGATTTTTTTCAAACTTAGCGTGGCTTTCAAAATGGTTAAGTAATTTCTCAAGATCTTTTAATGCATCTGCATGAGAAGGGCCGTAAGCAAAATAACTATTACTCACTTTATCGTTCCAATACTTAAGGTCATCCTCTATAGTATCTCTAATATAAGCTAAAAGCTTAACTACTTCTTCATCTGTCATTTTCGATTACCTCTACTAGTCTACTAGCATACCATTCGATTTTACGAGCGTCTTGTAACTTAGAATCTTTTTTACCTAGGCGACAAGCATATTTAAATATTTGACCCAACAGGTGTGCTTTAACTCCTCTATGGTGTTCTAAGATATATTCCATTAAATCCATATATTCAAGACCTTTTGGAAAGCGATCATACGCTTCTTTTGGAATCATCTTGTAGTGTTTTGGATTAATAATATCATTTTGTTGCTCCCCCGACATATTTTCAAAATCTCCATGAAAATCTACGTTTTTAGATTTTTCAAATACTTTTCCCATAAGATTAGGTATTTCGTCTCTAAAGCGCACATCTTCTTTAGGCTCTACAATCTCCATCCCATCTTCTTCTTGTGGAATTAAAGTTGATGATTCTGATTTAAAGTGTGTATTTCCAAACATAAGCTCTTCAAAAGATTTTTCTTTTTCTTCCTTAAGCTCTTTAATAAGCCGTTTTTCTACTCGATTATAGTTAGACCTGTTTAACAATAACCAATCACTCCATTCTTTTATTGCGCCCTCAGAGTTAAGTACTCTATCATAGCCTTCACCAAACAAGTGTATAATAGGATTAGAA